CGGTAGACTCAGCTAAATACTGCGCTACATAATCTTGACTACGTAGCTGAATGGGTTGACCATTCACTTTCATAGAAACCGTTTTACGCCAACGTGCAGGTTTATTAAGCACAGTCTGAGCATCTAATAGGGACGCTTCCACAACAACAAGCTGCAGATAGGTTTTTAACTCCGCGGCAATCGATGACTCAGCCAACGCAATAAGGTTAGGAATCTGCGCAATGAAGTCAGCGTCATTACGCTCCATGTATTGCTGGACATTAAGTACCAGCGAATCGTAGGTCATTATTACGCTCATTTTAAAACCTTATATCCATACTTAGCTGCATTTCTGTAAACCCTATTAGTTAATGTGGAATATTTAATTCCAAGGTAGCTGGCTAAATCTTCAAAGCTGTTGTAAATAATATTTTGATATTTGACTTTAACTTTGCGACGTTCAGAAGCTAACTGTTTTTCTTTGTCGGATACTTTTCTTCCAATCATCCAAGGAGTTTCTTTTTTCTTGCCTTTTAACGGGCTTATGTAATTGTCTCCACGATACTGGGATACTGGCGGTTTTGCACCGCCTTCAGCAATGTTCCAGCCAATTTGCTTAATTGGCCTAATCTTTGCTTCTAAATTGTAACAGTATGTTTCTTGACCAATTAAAACAACTTCTTTAATTAAATTGTTCCAGCCATATTTTTTAATAGCTGCTTTAAGGTGTTGATTATCTGAATATCTGCTATGCCTAAACCAGCGAGCTTGTGTATTTTTAGATACACCAACATACCCCTGACTAAAAATGTCAGTATGGTCTTTATGACGAATCCAATACAAAGAAGTACTCATCTCGTATAATACGCGATGTTGGGTTGGAAATAGATTGGTGACTTGTCGCGCTCTTCGTTAGAGGCTTGCATAAACAACTTATCAGCTTGTTGTTCTAAATAGCTAATCCGGGTTTGATCTACGCCAGGAAGCTGCATTGACAATCTGTGTGACAAGCTGGCTTGTACAGAGTTAATCCAGCGGTCCGGTACATAAATTTGATTTGTCAATGATCCAACATCTTGCATTTGCACTTCAACAAGAAGTTGAAACATTTGGTATGGGTTGTTTGGTACTGGCCACAAGTACATCGATGGCTCAATGGTACGGTCATACCAATACTGTAATGAGCGAACCGATGGAAATTGTTTGTTTGGTAGGTTCCAATAGTCGTCGCGGTTTAAGCGAGCCAGTGGAATAACTTGTTGACTAGTTGAGAATACTACCTGACGAACAGAGTAGCTAGTTGCTACAGTTTCACGTAAACGCCAGTAGAGGTGTGGCTCAGTGGTAGAAATATTGTAATACTGCCACTGATAATCACTCATTGTGATAGCGGGAAATTGTTCTTTTAAGAACCAGTTAATACCGTCATCACTATACTCAAACGCTAAGTTGTAGGTCTGGGTAGTGTTAGGGGCATAGCAGTTCCAACCCACATAATAGACACTTTGTGATTGCTGGTAAGTAGAACCAAGCCAGTTCTCATAGCCAAGTGTAGATGCCGGTGTGGATAGTGTTGGGCTTAGACTAAATGCTGCTGGAGATGTTGGATTGGCTATTGGAAGATAGCTTGATGCTTCAATGTTTTGAATGTAGACCCAGTTAGCTTCACGAACATCAATCGTAGTTTTAGGTAAAACTAATTGTTGTTGCTGTGTAAGAGCACCGTACAATTGGTTTTCTAAAAGCCAAAGATTGACACCTAAGTTAGATAGGTTTTGAAGATTGTAGAACAGAGCCTGCTTGGCCGCACCAATATATTCAGGCGTCATCTCTTCTGCTGTCTTACCAGCATCACGGAACGCATAGGAAATTAACTGGTCAACATTGATGGTTGTTTGACCAGTGGTATTAGAATACGCCATTATCTGCCTCTTCCGGTTGCTCGCTTGGTTATTTTTTGTGGCAGTTTAGATTGTTTTTTACCCGCAGATATAAATTCTTTAGCAACTTTTTTTGGTATGCCAAGTGTGCTTTTGCCTTCAGCTGCGGCGTACATAGCTTTTTGTTGTTGTTTACTAACTATTGGCAATTTTTTGCTCCATTACGTCTGTAGTATTCTTTTCTCCAATTGCAGTTACAACAAAGCAACTGAACTCGAGGACTGTTTGCTAAAATATGTTCATAAAAACTTGGCATATTTTTAAAGCGTTTTCTGTCTTTGGATCCATCGTTATCAATATGATCGATTTGTAAAACAATAGCATCACTTTCCCCGCAAATATTACACTTATAACCTAGTTTTGTATAAACTTCATGTTTTAAATTATCATGTCGTTTTTTACCGCTTAATCTAGCATTATTTAAATTTCGTTTGTAGCCACACGATTCACAAAACGTTGGGGGTCTTCCAGTTTTAGGTTTTATTAACTGTATTTTACAAGTTAAACATTTCATTTTGAGCCTCCACGCTCTTATTGGTGCCGCTAGTCTCAGTGGAGTGAGACAGGTATGCCTACCGTTCGCGGCTAAGTTATCTTAGCACTTACTTTTAACTTTACCGCCACGCTTCATTGGGGCTGTTGGAGTTGTTGCTGGGGCTGGCTGTTGTTGCATACCGCCAGCCATAGCGCCTTGCTGTAGTGCTTGTTGTCCGCCCATGCCGCCTAACATTGCTGCTTGTTCAGCTGCCTTTTTGCGCGCAATCATGTCCATGCGAGCTTGAGCAATACGGTTTTGCTCTGGTGTACCCATCACGTTGTTTTTGAGCTGAGTGCCTAAACTCCCGATGGCGTCCATAACGCCGCCACCGTCAGCAAACTTTTTTACTGCACCGCCTTTTTTGTACTTGTTTGACATTTCTTTGGCGCCAGACTTTGCAGCAGCTGCTTTTGGTCTTTCGCTAACTTCTTTAGCTTTGGTAGAACCGGCTGGCATTTTGTTAGTCTTAGCTACGTCGCTGCCAGCAAAGTTTGACTTTGTGGATGCTTTAGAAGGAGCTGCAGCTTTACCAGGTTTGATATCTTTGGTTTTTTCAATGCGGTCTAAGTCGCCAGCTTTTTTCTTAGCGCCATAAACATTTTCTACAGAACCGCCAGCTTTATATTTCTTAACAGTACCAGTTTCTTTTTTAGCACGGCCACCTTTTTTGAGTTTGATCTCGGTTGGCTCTTTGTCATGCTCGGCTTCATCATGTTGCTTGAAAGCCTTTTTAATCATCTTCTTGTCTTGCTTTTCGTCGTCGGCACAAACTTCGCCGCCTTTTTTCATAGCCTTGCCGCCGTAGCACATTGCCTTAGCTTTAGCGTGACCGCCTTCTTTGAAGTGCTGCATTTTGGGTAGTGTTTTGAAATCTTCCATGATGTTCCTCGAGGTTAAATGGTTGTAGGATGATCAGTCCTTATATCTACTAATACGCTAAACCAGGCTAAATCGCCCTTAAAAATAGTTCCCGTTCCTTTTGCCTACGGGTCTTTAGAACTGGTGGATTAGACCAATTAAGGATGGCATTTGCAGCCATTTGGTAATTGTTTTTGTTAAGGTGCTGGACTACCTCAGAGCGCTTAAAATTGGTCTCGCCAATATTAAAGCATAGGCTGTATAGGGCGTCGTATTGGTTCTGATTAAGGGGTACCCTCACCGACTCATCTACAGCGGCTTCACACCACCTTAAATCGCTTTTAAACAGGTCTTCTACCTGTTCATCAGTTAGGGATGCGGTCATTAGGTATTGTTCACTGGGCTTGATAAGGTGCCCCACCCCAATAGTCCACAGGCCCTTTGAGTCCTGGTATGCCCTGTTACGCTTACCCTCAAAGTGGGTAATAAAGTCAAATGTTGATTTAGTAATTGCCACGATATCACGCTCCACGTTTTTGGTTATTTGAAGGTTTTGAACCACCCAAATAAACGTGCACAACCAAATAGCTAAAAATAGCCTTTTATTCATAACAGCTCCTTATTTAAGGGATTTACTTGGCGTTTTCGTACGCTTGAAGTTCTCTGAGCTGCTGTGCTACTTTGAGGTATTTGGAGTTGTTTTCAGCTGCGACGCTGAGGATG